CGCTGATTATAAAGTGTGCATATACTTGTTCTATCCACGATTTAAATTCTTTAACGGACATGTCTCGTTTCGCATAGTTACAGAGCTTGCAGCAAGGAACGCAATTATCTTTAGTGTATCCTTCAGAATTATCTAGCCTATCGACACCATTAAACTTATATAGTCCATGCTCTTTTGCAGCTCCTGTAGAGCCCGTACGAGTTCTATGGGGCGCTCTATTGCAATAAAAACAATTGGAAGATGTAATATTTTTAAATTCTGACTTAGTTAAACTAAATATATGTTTACGCTTTTTTGCTGCTAGTTTATAACTATTAAGTAAAGAATTAAATCCGGACTCGCCTTTACTTACTCTAGGCTTACGTACGCGTTGCTGGCAGCCGCAACTTTTGGTTTCTCCTGAAGATAACTTAACAGCGCTAACTCTTTTTTCGTTTCCGCACTCGCACCTACACAACCACATAATAGACTTACAGTCACTACGTGCCGTCGTAGGAACGAGAGCGGTCAGGCTCCCAAATTTTCTTCCAGTTAAATCTTTAGCTTTAGCTGCCACTTATTGTAACCCTATGATATTATGAAGTTTTCCACGACAGCCATAGCAGCAGGATGCTTACAGATAAGAGTTCCGTAACCTTCCATATAAGTTGTGATTCTTCGGCTGTGTCCGCCGCCTGAAGCAGGCTTCAAGTGGAATTCGCCAGAATCATTAACCTTTACAGGCTCCATGTCTGTCCAGTAAGACTCAACAACTTTGCCTTGGCCTTGCTTGGCTTCTGGCATAATATAAATCTTATTCTTAGGACAGTACTCAGAAGCGTGAAGCTCGATAGCATCGTTTCTGTGCTGATAGATGAACTTTCTCAAACCACGAGTTTCGTCCTGGATTGAGTTAAAGCGTCGGTCAGTCTCACGGCTTTCTACAAAAGTAGAGTAAACCTCAGGAGCCATACAAGCCATCTGCCAAGAGTAAGCACCTTCACCAACATTAATCTTCACATCGTTCATTACTGATTCGATATGGCTAACGTCAATTGCAATACCAGAAGCGTCGAAACGAGTTCCAGCAGTCGCGCCACTCATAGTGATACCGTGAACAGTTCGGCCGTCATTAGCAGTCAAACTAGCAAGTCCCGGGAATACTTCAGTAACGTTTCCGTAGTCAGTGATAGAAGAGAGGTCAGGAGTAGTGGGCTGCTCAAACTTATAGAATACGTCGCCAGCAGTAACATCAGTAGAGATAGAAGAGATAGTTAAAGAACCGAATGAGGAATCCAAAGGCTCCATCAATACAGTGTCGTCACTTCGTCGCCTAGAAACTACTCGCCAATAAGCAGGCTCAGTTCCTAAGTCAGAATCAAAACCAGAAGCACCGCCGCCGTTAGCTTTAAGAACACAGATTTCTTGGAATTCGAAGTTTCCAACGTGTCCGCGAGCTGCGTTAGTGGTAGAAAGCTGAAAACGAACATTTCCAGACTCAACAGTAGAGGCAGCAAGAAGCTGACCCAAAACGCCAGTTCCGTCACCGTATAAGTCCTTAGCAAGCTGACGCTTAACAGCGCGAACTTTAGATTCGATTTCGATTGCAAGAGGCTCTGCATACCGAACGTTGCCAGACTTCTGAGCTCGTTTCCACAAGTTATACTCAATCTCAACAGTAGCATCAAGTTCTTTAAAAACAGCAGTATGTTCTGACGAACTTATCTGCTGTGCAGTTGGGAAGTTTGCAGAGAAGTTGGGGTTACGGTACTGAACCGCAGACGGTCCGTAGCTGTTTTGGAAGAAGAAACGAATCTCACGTCCAGCAGGGTCAGCTACTCGGTTTTTCTGAATGAATTCCCAGTCACGGTAATCGGCTGAAATTTGAGAGCGGATACCTTCAGAGAAAGCAATCTGTAGGTATTTACCTAAGTTTTGGTTATCAATATTACTAAAAGCCATAACTATTTAATTCCTTTACGTTTTTTATTATTTTGTTTATTTTATTCCGGGCTTAGAACTTGATACTTCTGACTTGTTCAGAAGTGCATACGTTGCTCTAGAATTTCACTTTCCCGGTAAATACGTCTAAAAATGAACCTTGTATATCACCGCGCTTCATCTTATCTACGAAGTCCCGGGTTGCTGTAGACTTCTGGATACCCTTCTTTGCGACGGTCTGAACCCGCTGCGCTGCTTCCTCTTTTTTCTTAGCAATAGTCTTCTTAACTTTTTGCTCAGTTTGTCCTTTAATAAGCTTCCTGAAGCTATTAGAGACTGTTCTGAACTCTTTATCTACTAACGCTTGAGTTAGTTCGATATTGTCAGGATACTCGCTAAGTCGTTTCACGGCCTGTGTCCATACTGCTTCATCAAACTGCTGTTCTGCGACTGCGTCACCTAGCTTACCAGCAAAGCGATAGCGGTCAAAAGCTGGATGGAACTTGCTCTCAAGCGCACGTGTCTGAGCAGCTTCTTCAACGTCCTTATTCTGCTGTAGCAGACTCTCGTAACGTTTCTCTAGCTCAGTCTTCTCTGCAGCGGCTGCTTTGCGCTCCATTTCGAGGTCATGCTTATATTTCTCTTCTGGAGAGAGACTAGCAAGATACTCGCGCTGGGCTATCTCTGCATCTACTGCTTTCTGCCACGCTTCCGGGGAATTACCTAAGAGCGTTACAACTCCCTGTACTCCCTCGTTTTCCCAGGCTTTTTCTAGCTTGCTAAAGAGTTCTTTCTCTTCGGCTTGGCCTTTAGTGGCCTCTTCTAGTGCCTTGCGGGCATCGTCGCGCTCTTTCTGAAACTTGCGCATTCCTGCGGCCTTAGCCGCGAGTTTCTTAATAGCATCTTTATCTGAATAGTCTATTTTGATTTTTTGCTTGCGTCCGTCTGGTCCTCTGACAGTTATTTCTTCGATATCAGATACCGGGGATGCCGGGTCTGATTCTGTAACTGCGTCTAGGAGATTTTCGGATAGCTCGCCAGACTCTTCTGACTCTGTGCTATTTATATTATTTACTGTATCTTCGGTAGCTTCTTCATCACTTTCGCTAAGATTAAGCTCTAATTCTTCCAATGGGGAGGATTCGGATAGAATCGGGTCATTATCTGTAGCTAAGTCTGATTCGCTGTCGGAGGTACCGTAAACAGCTTCGTTGGGGTCTTTTCCGCTTATCAGCGCATCGTAGGCTGCTTTGGTGGGATTATCAACTTGCGGTTGACCGTTTGCTTTAACATCTAACTCTTTAACAACACTCATAGGTTTCTAAGTCCTTTATATTACTGTCCAAGTTTCAAGAGAGTTAATTCTAGTAAACTTACATCTACTTAGAATTACTACCCTAATTAAGCTTAGGATAAGTATATACTAAAAAAGACTCACAGAATCTGAGCGTATTTTAACCTACCGGATAAAACTATACCTAATTAAATAGTTCCTGTCAAGGATTTTTTTATATTTTCTCACTCTAATTAGAATTTAGCGGGTTTTTAAATAAATTAGCCTAAAATCTAACTGCGCTGAGAATCTTTATCCAGGAAGGGGTCCCCCTGGCGGTGCGACTGGGCTTCCGGCCAACGCCGGGGGAGCTCCTGCCGGGGCACCAGCTGCTGCAGGTCCCGGAGGATTCCCTGCGCCTATAGCTCCGGCTTGCTGAGTGGCTGCTAACTCTTCTCTCTCTTTCACATGCCGCTCAATCAGAGCTTTATTATCATCAGTTAAATATTTAAACTCAGTAGTCTCTAGGAAATAATACGCAAACTTAAGTCTGTTAATATGGTCTTCCATCTCTTTGGGTGGAATATAAAGACCGGTCTGTGTCATCTCCTCGAAGATTTCCCGCTGTCTGTCCTTACTCAGCTCTAGCGTGTCATATAGTCCGCTCAGTTCGTTAAGCTTCAGCATCTCAAGAAGCTGCCTGGGCTCTACACCTGCTTTCTCAAACAGAGGCATAAGGGTCAGTATCTCTTCCCGGCGAGTTGTGGGGTCAAGAGAAAGACTAGCACCGTACTCCACTACTAAATCGAAACCGCCGTCAATATCTGCACCTTTAATATCCTGCGATTCAAAAGCTTTTTCCTTGCCTAGCACTTTAATAGTTTGAGGGATTTCCCAATGCTTCACTACTATTCTAAGAAAGGAGCGGTAAATTTCCTCTACGAACAGTACGTACTTGTTAAACAGTCTCCGTCTTATCATATTACCCTGATTAGTAGCGTACTGCATACTAAACCCAGATTGTTCCCTAGACTGCTGCCCGAACATCGACTCATTTACGCCACTCATATCATCTATACCAATCTTATACCTATCCATTAGAGTAGGAATAATAGTGGGCATAGGCATTGGCTCCATATAATGAGGAGGCTGCGTACCTGTCATCTTTATAATATCCCAGGGACTATTAGTTATTGATTCGTCAGCAATCTCAGTTCCCTCAGGTAGAATAATCCTAGGAACCCCGTGAGCCTGCATACTCTCTAGGGCTACTGAATCAATACGGTTAAGCATGTCTTGAATCTGTGTATTATACTCAACAAAACTCTTACCCCAAACCCTGCCAGGGACATCTATGTCTGTGAATACCTGATAAGGCAGCCGTGCTACCGGCAGTGTCTTCCTTCCGTCTGCTCTGTCAGAAGTTCCTTGGTAGCGCTCAGGATTAAGCTGAAGGTCAGTAATCAGCTCCCCTTCTTGGCTACAGATACAGTACCTGCCCTGGTATCCATTCTGTGGCAGTCCCTTTTCCCAGTACTCGAATAACTCTACCACATCATACTTAGGATTCTTTAGGATACTATCAGCGTGGCCGCCAGCTTGCATATAATCTTTAGACTGTCTTCTGTATTTTTTAAGAATATCTAATTTCTCTGGCCACTTAAATCTAGCCTCGTCCCAGGGAATAGTTAAGCGCTCAAACATATACCTTACATCTGGCCACCTAGAGGCGTCGGGGTCTATAAAGATATTCCAGATATTAGGAACAGTTATCTGGAATTCTCCCTCTAGAACCATTTCCCCTGACTCCATATCAACCTCAAGGGGCTCCCCTGCATCAGGATTCCAGAGACTCTTAGTTACTCCTGTTCCGTATAAGAGCGTATAATTAGTTGCTTCATCAACTGTTTCTTGTAAGAGATATTTTCTAAGGGCATAACGTACCAGGCGGTCAGCTGCGTCAGCTTTGCGGCGGTCTTCGGGGTCATTCGATGTGGGGCGAGGAACAACGGACGGTGGATTCGCCGACAGCTGGGCATGAATGAATCGGTAATTTTTAAAGACATAGTTAATTCCGACCTTTTCATCACTTTGGTCTACTCCTGCTAAACTGCTGATATCAGAATCAAAGCTATAAGATACCTGAGAGTACAGGCCTTCTCCGCGGGTATTAAAGGTTATCCGCTCATTTTCCTGCCACCTATACTCTAGCTGCCTGCGGTCTTCCATAGAGTCTATTAAACGCTGCTTTAATATTTTCCGAGCTTCTCTCGGGTTCCAAATCTGTATTTTAGCCATTGGCTACCCCTTTAGTATATGCATTAGTAGACAATCCCAGCTTACGCGAGCCTAATTCCACTACCGGTACCCCTTCCAAATATGTGCAGAGTCTAAGTCCGCAAAATTATCGCCACTATCATACTGCCCGTGTTTCATAATAAATGGCTCTAGAATTAAAAGAATACTCTTATATTTATCGTTTAAGCGCTCCAGTTTACTAAGTTTATTATACAGAGCTTTTAAATAGTTCCAGTGGTAATAGGAGTCGCTATCGCTCTCGCAGATAACTATAAATTCTGCTACTTTATCTAGGAGCTCCTGGTACTTATACTCTGGAGCTATTTTACCTGGTAAAGGGTGCACGTCTGCCTCCTCTGGTTATTCTAGCATACAGCCCTGCTCGTTTCAGTACTATTTTATTTTCTTTCTGCACTTTAAGAAGCTTCCACAATAAGCAGAATAGTATTGGAATTAAGATAATCTGACTATAAATCACTGATAATAATATTATAATCTTATTCTCCCCCGTTTCCAGCTGTTTATTCCTCTAGCACCGCGCCTAACCCTAGCTTGCTTAGCCGCAGCTTCTGTCTTTTTTCTTATCTCGTTTTTCTGCCTAAGTTCCACATGCCAGGGGATAACCTTTTGTTCCGGGTCAGACTTAGGAATCATATCGCAGAAATACTGAGCACAGTCCATTGTGTGGTAGGAACTGGCATTTACTATTCTATCTGAGGTGTCTGCCCACTGGCAAGACTGAATCTCGTCTATAAAGGTAGTGCACCAGGAAGCTATTTTAATCTTCCCAGTACTAAGTTTCGTCTGTAAACCTTTTATCAGCTCTTCTTTTCTGCTGTTCTTGTCAAAAGGGATAAGATAGGGTGTCTGGTGTTTGGTTGCTTCCATTGTGAACCAGGCCATAGAGTCGCTTATTCTCCTGACGATGTTATAGCCTTTACTCTTCTCTTGGATTTTATTAAACAAATCCTCAACGTGAAGCATGCCCTCTATATAATTATCTTCCATAAGATACCAGATTCCGGTAGAGGGGTCTTCCGCCCAGAGGGTGTATCCGCACTTACTCTTCATCGCGGGGTCTACTGACTCAACATGCCGCCAACCGCGAGAGTAATAAGGAGGCAACTCGTCCACAACCATAAGAGGGTAATCAAAATGATAGACAGCAGACTCTCCCGTACTCCATTCACCATAGAGGATTGTACGCTTTTCAGCTTCTGAATAACCCGCGAGTTTAGCCATCTCTTCATCAAGTCTGTCCTTATAAATCGGGTTATCTAGTTTACCCATCTGGTATTTTTTGGTTACTTTGCCGTCAGAGGCATCTACTACTCTTCTTATCTTATCGTTTTTAAACTTAGGAGTAAAGGTAGCAATCCAAGGTCCCCTACTCCTATCCACACGGCGCTGAAGTTCCTCAAAAATGCTGGCGTTACTAGGCATCTCGTCCAGCCACACGTAGTGGGCGGTATAACCCTGCATATGTTTGCGGTTTTTCTCAGAACCGTCAGAGTGTGAAAGGAATACTATTGTATCACCGGTCTTAGTATTACGGGCACGCTTTAGAGTTCCACCACTCTTTTCCTCTTTCCATTCCTGAGCATCAAGGAAGGGCTTTAATTTTTTGCCCCAAAGTTCCGTAGCTGCCATAGTTAAATCCTGGGCAGCTATTAGAACTAGGAGGGGCTCTCGTCCCCAGGTCTCTGGTCTCTGCCAGGTAGGGTGAGTTCCTGTCAGCATCCAACTAATCTCTCTAGCTGCAAGCTGACTTTTTCCAGACTGGTTACCTGCTACCACGTAGCGGTATTGAACAGAATTAATATCCTCTAAGATTTCTCTTTGCTTCTGTGTTGGCCTAGAACTTAAGACAAACGGGTCGAAGGCTTCAGAGAGTTCTTTCTTCTCTAAGCGTCTAAGACCCGCAAGTAGTTCTCTAGTATCCATCAGAAGTCCTTACAGCGCTTGCTGGTTATTTCGTCAGAAATCTATACACTATAAAGCCTGACTAACCCAGACATTATCAATAGTAACTCTATCGCCAGCGTTATTCAGAGTCAGAACCGCGCGAACAGTTTTACGAAGGGGCATATTCTGTTGGTGAGCAGCGACCTGTACATTTTGAGTCATACTGAATACACCATTGCCTGTAATACTAGTAGACGTACCAATAATATCCTGCCAAGGTGAAGAATCGCCAGGGGCTTTATGCTGAAGTTTTAACCCTAGCTCTCCGACTACAGTTACTCCACTAGCTACTACGTCTACCCGAAGATTAAGACTGCCACCAGCAGTTAATCCAAATACAGAGCTAATCTGCTCTTCTGCAATAACTCCCTCTAAATCAGGAAGACCGGGAAGTTTTTTATCCTGTGGGCTTAATCCGTTCATTTAATTAGTTCCTTTAAGTTTTAAATAAAGTTGGTATGGGGTTAAAAGTTTCTCTTCTCCTAAGAATATAACAGAAACTAGTTCAGTGCAAATATAAGAACCAGATATTTCGCGAATATCCCGAGGCTTAACCAATTTAGGAGCTAAAAGGCGTAATCCAAGCATTAAAAACCCTAAATAATCGTACTTTTTACCTACATATTTCTGTACTGCAGCGCAAAATTGGGTCAAAGTAAAGTCTACAGGAACACTATAAACTAGCTTATTTTTAAGGAAAAACTGGCTATTATGCTCAAGCCTTACCCCAAAACCAGTAGAGTGCAGGACTATAGAGCCCACTTGAACGGCGCAGTGGCTAATATCCTCACCAGTTACGCCCCTAATTACCCAAGAACCTGGTTTATTTGACTTAGTAAAGAGTATATTAGTGTCCATTCTTACGCTTCCTTAAATATATTAGTAAGAAGAATGATAGTATGCTTTACACCAGCGTTGTGGCGGACTAAAATCTCAAACTTATTAGTATGGTAGGTAGCGTTATAGGTCATTATCTTGGGTGTTCTGCCGTCTATACTAACCTCACCAGAGCTGCCCATGCGTCTAAGATTAATTCCGCCCTGACCAAAAGGTATAGAACCTCCCTGGGCTGGCGTTAAATCAGGCACGGCAGTCACCCACATCCTCACGTCTGTATTAGGTGCAGCGTCCTGCTCTATAGTGGCTCCTAATATCTCATAATCATAGTCAGGTTCCCAGGTTACTACTGTATATACACACGAGGTATCGCAGTCTCCCTGAACTGTAAGCTCTGTATCTGAGCTATTATAGCATTTTAAAGTAGCGAAACCTAGGTCTACCTCGTCTTTATCTTTATTATACAAGCTGGTTAAGTTAGAAGTTTCAAACTCAATAGCGTGAATTTGGAAGTGCCACCCCGATTTAGTCATTCTAGTCTTGGCGTAAGGGATACCCTCTGAGTCTTTTGGGGTAGTATCGTGACCTTTAAGCCAGTTCAGAGCTTCGTTTACGTCTGAGAAATAGGCTGTACCGTTCCCTACTAAGGCGTCCCCAGCCCCAATAGCTGTAAGGAGGCCTGCATTAGTCTGATATTTTATCCTATTAGTATCTGTAGGAACTGTATATTCTTCTGCAATAGCAAATTCTTTTCCTGCCCACGTTTGAACAGAACCAGAATCGTTTTTAATTTGAATAGTATAACTCATATTAAGACCTAAATAATAAAACTATAGTTGCATCTTGGGCGTTTTGTCCCTGGTCAAGATACTTTACATACATTGTACCCCCAGCCGTAACTGCTTCGGCGGGAACTGCGACCTCTGCTATCTGTGTGTTTGTGACAGTCCACGTGAAAAAGGGAGTAGCTGTGGTTGAGCCAAGACGAAACTCTAAAGCAAAATCAGCACCAGTGACTTTATTCGACCAAGTAAATCCAACAAAACTCCCACTGATAGGGATTATGATTGGAGTAGCATCTCCTGGAAGAAGATTGCTGTATCCAATAAAATCTCCGTTAGATAGGGTTCCATTATAGACTAGTGTAATAGGAACACGCAAGGGACTAGCTAGAGACTCTACTTCCTCAATAGCAGCTTGCACATCGTCCGCTGTAAACCCATTAGTAGAATTATCAAAGGGAGTCGAACCTGCAACATCATTTATAGTTGAACGGATGCTCATTAACTAAGCTCCGCAATTCGAGTATCTATAGAACCAGAACTGGCAATAGCGTAGACAGTTATCTTAGGACCAACTTCCAGGATAAAAGTCTGGTCTTTTCTAACTTCCAAGCCATTACCGCTAGTTACACTATTATCGAACCCAATAAATATACTATTTGCTTTAGGTTGGATAATTATTAGTTTTCTTTCTATCTGAGCGGACGCGCCTGTTTTAAGCTCAGTTGCCGTAGTAGTAACTGACTGCGTTGCGTAAGTGGCTGGTCCGTCTACTGCTCTAATCATTATTTATTTTTAGCCTTAGACTTTTTAGCTTTTTTAGGCTCTTCCGCAGCCTCTGCTTTAGCTCGCGTGATATACTTAACTTCCAGAATATGGGCTTCCATCTTAGGAATCAACTGCTGCTGAAACCAAGCAAGTCTCTGAAAGTGCTCTATAATTTCTTTTTGAGTGAGAGTAAATTCGGCTTTGTCGCTGATAAAATTCATCAGGTCAGTAGCCTTCTTAATATCCTCTTCTGTAAACCTGCCCATTATAATGCCTCCTATTTTTGCGCTTACATACTAAAAAATAAAATAACCTTATAGTTATTTTTGTGTATATATACTATACCCCGAGCCGAAACCCGGGGCAAGTATATATTTTAGCTAAGTTCTAAGTATCTGATATCATCAGTATTAGCATTTTGTCCGATAGCGTGAAGGTCGATTGAAGCACCCGCTCGCATCTCAATCATACTTCCAGGATACAGAGGGAATCCAGTAGCAGTAGTTACGCCAGATGGTCCTAAGAACACAGCCTTATTGCCTTCGTTAGCAAGAAACAGGTACTTACGATTAGCAAGGTCAGTTCCTACCAAATCGGTACCGCCTGCAGTGTTATCTACAGTAGTAGCACCAGCAACAACAGAAGTATTCGCAAGAGCATCGTCTTCACCAACAGTATACAAACTTCCAGCAGCGTTAACTTTAAGGCTAGCATAATCACCATCAGCGTCGGTAGAAGTAGCAAGAGTGTCCTGACGAACAGCTAATGCTTGGATACCTTGGTCTCCAGAAGAGTGAGCGGCGTCTTCAGCTTTAGAAAGAGCAGTAAGAGTAGCGTCGATTGAGGTAGTATCGCCAGCGATAACACCAGTATCAATCTTAATTGAGTCAAGAACAGCATCAATGGTGGTCAGCAGCGCATCAGTGTCAGTAGCCTTAGTATAAAGGCTTCCTACAGCATCAACTTTAAAACTAGCGTAGTCTCCGTCAGCGTCAGTAGATGCGGCCAGAGTGTCTTGCCTTACGGCCAGTACATAAGAACCAGTATCTCCAGTAGTGTGGGCTGAGTCTTCGGCTTTCTCTGCAGCAGGAGTATAATCCAGGTCAGAGATAACACGCAAGCGACCAGAACTATCAACCTGCAGTGCAGCATAGTCACCGTCAGCACTGTGGAGGGCACCTTCAGTATGGTTGGCTACCGCCAAGACGAAGTTACCAGTATCACCAGAGGTGTGGGCAGCGTCTTCGGCCTTCTCTGCACCTGCAGTGACGTTAACGCCTGTATTAATAACATAGACGTCAAGACCCTGCTTACCACCCTCTAGGGTATCGGTAATCAGTGTACTCGCGTCAGACGAGCTGATAAGACCACTTAATACCTTATCCGAATCGGCTTTGGTAGTTGCGTCGGTCGTATCAAAGTTTAATCGATACTTTGCCATTTAGTCTTCCTTTCTTAAGAATTATTTGAACCTATAACTCCCCGGATACCCTTACTCCCCAGTAGGGGTATTACACCCATTCTTTAATTAATTTCGCTTTACTCATTCAAGATTAAATAATACAGGTTACACCCATTCTTTAATCTGTACCGTTGTGCTAGCCTTATTACTGGCTATATAAAACGTCTTAGCTGCAGACGTTGTTAGGAACTCTTCATGATAGGAGGAACCATTATATACTGACCATTTATCATTAGTGGCTGTGTTCCCCAAAGTGGTGGCTATATCCAGCCTAGAATTATCCGTAACCTGAATCTCAAAAGCAACTACAGCACTAGAGAACGTAAGGGTAGACTCTGTTCCGGCTATTGCGCTCAGCGTCAGGCTGCGAATAGTTGGGGTTGATTTTGCGCTTATGGTTACCGCAGAAGGACTGGAAGCGCCAACAGGTGAAAAAACACCCACTATATCACCTCCTTACAAACTTTAGAGTGTTTTTGAACTTGTTCTATCCACTCTAAAAACTCGCCGACCGAGCGGTCGCCCTTCGCAACATTGCACCACTTACAACAAGGAACACAATTACCAGGCACATACGCCTTATTGCTATCTATCCTATCTAGTCCATACCCGACTTCAGGAACCGGAGCTCCGCAGTAATGGCACGGGTTATTTATTAGTTCTGAATATTGTTCAAAAGTTAAAGTTACCTCTAGGCTTCGTTTACTCTTTGCGTCCGATTTTAGCCGTCGGTACCTTCCTTTAAGAGACCTATCAAACTTAGCCATGGCACGCTTGAAAGGTTCTGGGTTTCTTTCTTTTCGTTTCTTTTCAGCAATCTTAGACATTTCTAGGTGTCTTTTTCTGCAATAATAAGAAACGTTATATTGAGGTTTTCGAGGTTTTTGGAACCTCCAAAACTCTTTGGTTAAGGGATGTTCGGTTTCACAAAATTTACAGTACTTAGTTTCCATCTCAGAATCCGGCCTCCAATAAACGACAATCTATTGTACCGGCATCCGCTACGGCATATACTTCTGCTCCAGCTTGTAGGTCAAGTCCTAGGGCAGCTTTTGCATCTATCGGGTATCCTACTGCCACCACGGCTTCCAAAGCAGTAGCCCCAACATAAAGGGTTCCTGTGCTGCTCCAGTTCCGTATAACTAATCCTTGGCGGTCCGTTAAGCTAGCAGGAATAAGGAGCGTGGGGGTAGTGGGAATATCGACCTGGCTAGCTTTCCAGCTATCGTTTCCCTGAATACGAATATTGGACTGACCCCGCCCCAGTCCTCTTGCCCGCACTTTATAGGTGCAACTACCAGTATAAGTAGCTCGAAACCTCAATCTCTGCATTACTTGAGAGGTTGTGGGTTCTCGCATTTGTAAGGTTGTGGTTGGAGCAGAGAGCGTCGGAAACTGAATAACGGATACTGACTGTCCTTCTGGCGTCTCCGTAAATACCTCTATTGATAGAGTCCCTGTTAAGACAGTACATTGGACCGAGACTAGTACAGTATCTGCGTCAATCGTGATGGTCTGCTCTGTAACACCAGCAGCAGAGACTTCCTCTTCTATAATCGGAATCTCTTTACCTCGGGTGAGGGGACGTCCTGCTGGTATTTGCACTGCCATTATATATTACTCCTGCCAAAAAAGTCAAGCTATAAATTATTTTAATTTAATCTCAGTCTTTCTAATATCCGTAATCTGTAAAAAAGCCGAGGTTAAACACTTAGTTACCGCTTCGTTAAGCTCCTCTGTAAGGAGTTCGTCTAGCCCGCTGGTGGCTAAGGCGGCGTGAATATACTCATGGAGAAGAGTGTGGTCGGCCTGCGCTTCGGTCTGATAATTACTAATCATTATTTCCTGAGCTGCGTCGTCACACTCTCCGTAATTCTCTCTATCATCTTCCCATACTATATCATAAGGGGTATTCATAACCAATACGGCTTTAGGGAAATTATTCTTAAATTTAGGAGTAAGTTTAGTCTTCCTGAGTCGTCTTGACATCAATAACCTCTTCTTGTACTACCTTAATACCCTTACGCTTTAATAAATCCATCGCAGCGTCCATAGCGGCTGCTTCCAGTTGGTTCTTATCCATCTTCCCTACTGCTTCGTCCATAAACTTCTCTTTATGGCGGGAAGGCATCTTATCATTTATTTCCATAATCAACTTTATAGCGTTAACCTTGGCGCTATCCTGAGTTTCGGGGTTCAGGATAATTTTCTGCAATTCGTTTACAGCCATACTAAATAAGGCTTTAACTTGGATAGTCTCTTCTTGGGTATCTAGGAACCAGTCCTTAAACCCCGGCTTTGCCCACCAGTTCTTAACTGCCCTGCTTTTAGTTATCTCCTCAGCTAAATCAGCAGTTATTGTCCCACCATGCCCAGCACTGAAGGGGCCGGAGCCAAACCGCTCCCAGAAGCGCGCCTTCATTTTTTGCTGGGTTGGGGTAGGTTCAAACACCGCTGCATCTGCGAGTTTGCTCAAGCTCTTAGAGCCTGATTGTTCCACTATACTATTTAATACTTTTTTACTCATTCTAAGCCCTCGAAATTACTCGGAAGCTTAAGTCTAACGATTCTAGAGCCCCATTTGTCCATTCTGACGCCCTTTATTAGCTTATGGGTAGCTAACCATTCCAGAGTATCAATAACGCGACTGTGGCGGATTCTGAGGGCTCTGGCGGCCTTTCCTGGGTATACCTTTACTACCCCTGGCTTCACCAGCTCTATCCAATCACATCGGTGCTCGTTAAGGTAGGCTAGAACCTTATAGGGGATTAAACGGTCTCTGTGAGGGTAAGCAGGCATTATCGTTCCCTACACTGGGGGTCAGTAGATAATCTAAACTTTTGTAAACCTGACTGCACTAATTTATGTCTCCCCAGAGTTCTTGCTTTACTTCGGCTCCAGCGTAGTGGGAGATACCTAAAGTTATTATCTGCGGATAAGCTGAAGCCTGTGTTGGCTGAGAAGAGGATATGCCTTTAGTTTTTATATGGGTGATAAAGGTGCGGTCTGTATTAGGAAGGGAGGCTACTGATGTGCGCATGCGTCCTAACCCTATAGATTCTGCAGAGTTAAATGCGAGGCAGACTATCTCAGTAACTTTGACTAGGATATCCTCATAGTCTTTACACTGTGTTAGCTCTCTAAACAGTCTAATAACTTTAATATATTGCTTTATTATCCGCACAAAATACTCCTTTTCCTAAACGAGATATATCCTATCACGGTAATAGGGTAGGTGTCAAGGCTTTTCTCAAGTTTATATTAAATAAAGTCTTATATGTCCCTAACAGTTTATTTAGTCAAGGTTTTTCTTGGTATATTTATTAATAAAAAAAGAACCTAAGAGATACGGACAGTTACAAATTAAGCCTTGACAGGGGGTGATTTGGGCATCTATAATGGAACTAAGTCCTAAACAAGTACTGGGAGTCGCTAACTAACTATAGAGTAACTGTGGTTACTTACTCTATGGTAACAAGCAGTAACTATATTAACGTACCTGTAACCAGTTACTGTGCTCTTTTATTATTAATAACTCTAGAGTGACTATCCAAACAGGTACTGCTGGTCACCCCCTAGTTACCTCTTAACCTCCTGACCGGAGCTTAAGCCCGCCGAGAACCCTCCTAGTAACCTGTGCGTGTTCTCGCATATCCCGCCGCGGAGCTCACACGAGATACTGCTCCCCGCAGAGTAACTGCCTTTAGAGCTCCTGATAGCTCAAGAGCCGCTTAGAGTTATTAATACCCCCTTTAGAGTAACCGCAGCCGCGGGAGCCTCAGGCCAATACTGGGGGCCGCAAAAACGCTAACCGCCTATATATATATCCCGCCGCTTAATAGCCGATAATAAGGTACTTACCTAAAAGCTTTATTATTCCAGCCGCTTATAAGATAAAGCCTTAAAATCACTAAAGGATTCAGAGAAACTAGCCGTTAATATAAAGGTGCTTATTGATGGTTATCGCCGCAAAAAGGG